TGTGCCTAGAGGCCAGGGGATAACACCAAGGGATTTCGTCCCTTGGGTTTCCTTCGGAGACCAAAACCCTAAATCCTATCGCGGGGCTAGTTACCCTAAGATGGGAAGATAAAGAATGTTACTATTATCTTCACCCTACTAACTTTCAAAATAAGAACGGCTAAGTACTTGACCGATCTATTGAGAAAGCTTATAGGTTGGTATTACAAAGTTTTCAAGCTTAGTAATACTGTTCATCCAAAGGAATTCGATCCGCTTCTTAACGCCATCCTCGTGATCGGAAGATCTAGAGGACTCTCCTCTTTAATTGAATATATGAAGAGAGTGAGACTTTCGCTACTACATCACTTATCAGGTGAGTATCCAGCGAAGCGCGTGGAAGGGGTCAGGGTCACTTGGGATGGTATACCCGTAGTTCTAGGGCCTTTGATAAAGGAAATACGTCTTAACCCAGATCCAGCTATGCTGCAAATGGTACTGACTGTATTATACTCAACAAGAGCCTTGAACCTCGGGAGGTCACCTGACACAACTACTATAACACGTCCCTGCGAAAGCAAGATTGCGGATATTAGTAAGTATGCCAGAGACTTCTGGAGAGAACTAGGGTACCGTCCAAGTCGCAAAGTTCCTAGAGACCTTAGATGGAAGAAATACCATTTCACTACAAAGAGTGGTCCCAACGGCCATGCGTTGTACACCTCCACCGAAGATCTATATATGTTACCAGCTTGTTTAGTGGATGATATATGTAACCTCGGAGGGGATAACTTTACACAGCGTATGAGGTCACTCATTGCAGGAAAGCGGTTAATTCAATCCTTAGGTCTCCCTGTTGAAGGAAAATCTTTTAGGAAGATTACTTGGTTCCCAGATGTGGAATTGAAGGTTCGGGTGATAGCCATAGGTGACTATTGGTCCCAGACTGTGCTGAAACCCTTACATCATTACCTATTCCGGGTTCTTCGTAAGATCCCTCAAGATTGTACTTTCGATCAGGGCTCTTTTATTAGTAAAATTGACAAGTGGACGGACTTCTACAGTATTGACCTTACGGCTGCTACAGATAGGTTTCCGATCCAAACTATCAAGGATACTCTTAAAGGGCACCTCCCGGAAGACTACCTCGACTCGTGGGAACGGGTCATGGTAGGTTATCCATTTGATTCAAAACTGGGCATATTATCATACTCGGTTGGGAATCC